CTTTAGAGCAAACGCGCTTGCGTGCTTCCCGTCCAGCTTGTCACTGTCTGCGGCCTTTGCTCCCTTGCGCAGATACCGGTTATCTGAGGTGGATTTGTTGTAGTAGTCATCGAGGCTAGTTGCCGTTGCAAAATAGCTTGGCAAATGGCCACCAAGCTTTGCAGCGTTGGCTGCAGTGGCGCTCTTGCCCAGATAGCGTCCATTAGCGATCGATTTGGTATAGTAGCGGTCATCATGGGTGTGGTTGCTGGCCGATCCTGCTTCTGCAAAGAGAGCCCATTTGGTGCCAAGCGATCCGGTTGGAGCCACATTGGAAGAGGATGCAAGGGCGATGTAAGTAGAGCCGTCATATTCAACCAGATCATTGACAACGTAGGCCATGGCCGCTGACCAACTGCCGCGCCAGGTCGCGCCACGATCCCCTTTAGGCCCCTGCGGGCCAGTCGGGCCGCTCGGGCCTATCGGTCCCTGAAGGCCGGTTTCGCCTTTAACGCCCTGAATGCCTTGCGGCCCCTGAGCACCGACAACACCTTGCGGCCCGATTGGGCCTTCCGGTCCCTCTGGGCCACGAGCCCCTGCTGCGCCGGTCGGCCCCTCTATCCCCTGTGGACCTTGAGGTCCGGCTTCACCTTGAGGGCCAAGATCCCCCTTCTCGCCTTTGACACCTTGCGGCCCCTGTGGTCCCTGTGAACCGGTTGGGCCACGCCCGAAGGCAATGCCATCGGTCCAATGGGCAATTTCGTTGGATCGCTTCCAATAGATTTTACCTTCATCAATTGCCAGGAACGACCACATGTATGGCTTGGTGTCATATTCCGCGCGATTGGCGATGAGCCCCATGCTATCGACTTCATAGCTTTCGCCCATCGGACCTTCAGCGCCCTGTGGGCCTTGCGGCCCCTGGATACCAATTGGACCCTGCACGCCTTCAGGACCACGCGGTCCCGTCGGGCCTTGTGGGCCTACCATCCCTTGTGGTCCTTGCTCTCCGGCCGGGCCTTCCGGTCCTATCGGGCCGCGCTTACCTTGTGGCCCCTGAATACCGATTGGCCCCTGCTCTCCCTGATCCCCTTCCGGACCCTTCGGGCCGATTGGGCCTTGAGGTCCGACAGGCCCCGTTGGTCCTTCTGGTCCCTGATCACCGTCAGGGCCTTTCTCTCCTTGTGGGCCAGCAATGGCAGAGCGCTTGAGAACCCAGCCCAATGTTGCGGCTTCGTCTTCCTGTGTCGGTTCTGGCAGGTTGCGGATAGACCGGCCAGCCGCATCAAACTGCCCATCGGCGGATTCATGCAAAGTCTTCTCATCGATCTGGCTGGCAACCTCTTGCTCAACCCAATCTTTGTTTGTTGCATCCGCTCCCTTTTCAGGAGAGGCGACATTTTCAAGCCTAAAACCACGCGCATCGAACGCGGCCACATCATCATTCACCCCATCAGGAATAATCAATGCCCGCTCAACTTTACTCTTGAGCACTTGAGCTATGATGGTCAGGCGATCAAGACCGCGCTCGATCAGATTGAGCGCAGCCGCCCCACCGCCAGCGTTGGGCAAGTCTAGCAGCTGCACGACTGCGGGGTCGATTTCTCGGATGACACTCACGCCATCATCTGGCGCTTGTGCAAATACAACGGCGCCACCCGTTGCATTCCCCGCTCCTTCTACGGTGAAGCCACTTGTAGCCCTCACACCATCAAGATAGACGGCAATGTCGGCGTTCCGGTCAAACTTGGCTTTGATGACAAACCGCTTCGTCATCCCGTCGCCGGTAGCCTCCCATCTGTTTTCTTCGTTGGTTACTGCCATTCTTCAGTTCCCATAAAAAAGGCCCGCCTAAGCGAGCCTGTTGCACTAACTTTGATTGTAACTCTCAGCGAACCGCATCTTTGAGCGGAGGCAAGATGCCATATTCCAGCACAGACCGGACAAACGGCAATGTGCTAAAAGGCACCAATCGCCGGATTGCCGTTATATCTCCTGGCGTCAAATCACCCTGATGCATCGCATAGAGCAGCCGGGCAAAATCTTCCGCAGGCCCCATCGAGGGGCCAAGCATCGAAGAGACAACATTGCGCGAAGCATAGCGCGAGGCCCTTCCCGACTGATCCCGATCAGGAAACGCTTTTTGCAATCCACCATAGATCCCAGTACCACCCACTTTCTCATAAGTGTTGTTCAATTCGAAAAACACCGTCATCAAGCCAGATCGGTCGATCCCTTCAGCAATCCATGTTCCCGGATTATCCGATAGGTCGCGATTGCTCTCGATATTTTTCAAGGCAGAGACCGCAGCGCCAATAGTCGTAGCAAAGACCATGCCCGCCGTAAGGCTCTTTGCATCTTCCTGCATGCCCCGCATCAAAACCCTTTGATGTGAGGCAAGCCCGAAGCTCTTGAACTGAAGCAATAGGCGTCCCGTTGGCGTGTGAGCAAAGACAGGCACATCACCAATACCTTTGGTCACAATGATGGAGTCAACATCCTTATTCAACGCTGCCCGAAACATCCGAACGGCATGCTTGCTTTCCCACTTCTCGGTGGTGGCCACCCACACTCCAACAATCTTTTCAGCATGGCGACTGAGTTCCTTTTTCAAAGCCGAGCTGGTTGCCTCGTCGATCCCCAGATAGGCCATGTAGGACCGCTCCTTGCCATCGAGCTTGGTGATATTGTGCATATTCTCAATCAGCCTATTTTGCGTCATGACCGAAGCGACCGATTTCATGAAGTCATCCCAATAGGTCAACCCGTTAACCTTCGAAAAGACGCTCGCTGCATTCTGCATGAAATTCTCAAACGGAGAGAATTGCGCATAAGGATCGGCAATTTCACTCCAGTTCGCCATTCTCGATTGGAGTGTTTTCTCGACCACAGTCCCGGCAAGATGAGCCTCTTTAACGGACATCTTCCAAGCCTTGCGGTGCGCCATCAAGGGCTTGATCCCGTCTTTCATGTAGCGGGAGAGGCCATGCACCATCATCGGGCGCGCAATATCCGGCAAACTGGAAATGCTGACGCCCCCAAGCGCTCGCGTGTAGTTGAAGATATTTGCCAGATTCACGATCCGCGCAAATAGCGTTGCCTGTTTGTCCGGCTCGAACTGGCCGCGCAGGAGATCCCGCATCGCATTGATATCAGCAAGATCGCTCTTCTCGCGCTTGCTCAAAGCCTGCCTCTTCTTGGGATCTGTTTCAAGAGCCCGGAGCTTCTCGTAATCATCCGAGATTTTCGTGACCAACCCTTCCATGTTGGCACTTCCGAAGTTTCGCGTCAGCTCAATATCGGCAGACATGACCCGTGCATAGCGTCGCGCAACTGCTTCAACATTGTTCTCAAGCCAAGGTTCAAGAATTTTGTCATCAATATCAAACGTTCTGGATTTCATTGGCCCGCGCTTGCTCTCCGGCAAACGCTTCCGGAACGCTGTTAAGCCCGTTTCTTCTTCCAGATCTGGCCGCCCTGTAACCTTGCGCCAGATGCTCTCCACGACATGTTCAACCTCCTCTTCCAGCTCCATTTTTGAGAGATCGTCAAAATCAATATCGTCTTCAATCAGGGGTCTCTGACCAACAGCCCCCTCTATCTGAGCCAGCCTTTCTTGCAGTTTGCCAATTCGCATTTGCATCTGATGTTTTCTCGCATCGACAAACCGGCGCAACACGCTTTCAGTGGTCAGATGCTCTTTGACATTTCGAAAGCGCTTGAGTGGATCCTTTTCACCAACATTGATATCCAGCTCATCCAGTGCGCGGATCAGATCATCATAATTGTCCGCAGCCTGGGCCAATTCCTCATCCACTTCACGCACCACACGGCGCATTCCCGAAAAGTCATCGGACAGAGCATCAAGAAACTCGGCCACGGTCGGACGATCAGGAGACCGGATAAAGCCTTCTTCCCACGCCATGCGGGCTGCTGTGTCCAGATCCCAACCGCCCTCCTTGCTCATCGTTTCACGGCGCGTCTTCCTCAGAAAGCCCGGCTGGCTTTTATGATTGATCCCCAGCGCTACCAATTCACCATCAGGATCATAGAGGCCACCCCGACGCCGCAGGAACTGCATCAAGGTTTCAGGCTGCTGTGGTCGCGGTCCTTGAACCACATTGATCATGCCTTGCAGATCATCCGGTTCCAGCCCATCAGGAAGGCTTTCGGGTTTGCGCTGCTGGCGTCTCTTGAAAGCTTCTTCTTCCCGTAGCTGGTTGACCTTCAGCTCCTGAATTTCCCGGTCTACATCTCCAAGGCGTCGGTCTCCGGCTGCACGCGCCCTTCTGATATCTTCCCGAACAGCACCATTGGCCCAGTCGCGCACCATCCGCTTGAAGCCTTCTTCATCAGCTTCAATTAGCGGCTTATTATAGACGCGAGAGAGATAGGAAATCGCGTTGGCTGGCTGGACATCTTCGGGTAGAAGCCCGGCCTGAATAGCCATGTCCTTTAAAGGATCAAAGACTTTTTCACGCCAGATCTTTGCCGCTTGCTGAACATGAGGATCGCCATCGGGATCAACATCACCGCGCCGCATGGCCTTTGCTACGCGTTCGGCAAAGTCAGCCTGGTTCAATTTCCCCCCGGCTCGGCGGTACGCCTTATAAGCCCCCTTATATCCTTCCATGCCTTGGGCCAGCGCCCCACGGTCCCACTCTTTGATGGCGGTTTCCACTGACAACATGGACGCATGTCCATCCAGATTCTTTTTCAGATAGATCGGGTTCTCAACCAACTTGGTAACAGCGTCCCGAACCACAGGACTTGGCGATTGAAGGCCGCGCAAGAGCGGATTGGAAAGTGTCAACTTGGCAAGCTTCTGCGCTGTCTTTCCGGCAATCGTGTTATTTTCGATGCTCTCGATTGTGTTGGCCGCTGCACCAACCGAGCTATTGCCGTTTACATATCGCGAGATCTGTTCGCCAACGTCTTCACCGTCAACATCTCCCTTGTAGATGTGGCCCTGCAATTCCATCGCCAGGGAATTGATCTGATGGTTGTTGAGATACTTTGCCATACCACCACCAAGCAAGGCCCCCAACAAGACAGACCCGCCAATGGCCGCGGCACTTTCACCAGCACTCCGGTCAATCTGGAACTGATTAAGCGCCACCTCATCAATGGCGGCAGCAGTGCCTGTCCAAGCACCAATCGAGAGGGCTGACTTGCCTGCAGACAAACCTAGTTTGCCTGTTTTCACCAAAGCCCCGCCAGGGAGAAGTGAGGTGGGCGACAACAACCCTGCACCGAATTGGGCAACAAAGCCGAACAATCCACTGGCTGCCAATGTTCTTTCATCGCGCTGCTCCTGCTGGTATTGATCCATCCAGATATCGAAGCTCTTCCGATTGCGAATATGCATCACATCATCAAATTGCTCATCTGATAGACCAGCGTCCATTGAGGCTTGGACAATATCAAACCCTTCCTCAGATTTGTCCGGGTCATAATAGACCGAGTTTCTAAGGTCTGTTACATAAGCCGCGATTGGGCTCTCAGACCGCACACTAGCCAAGATTGTATCAAGCCCCGAAGGGCTCTCTTGATCGCTACCACGTCTCTCAGGAGGCTTCACCAACAGATCTTTATGAAAGTCCTGTGCTTCGATTGGCTGCATATTTTGATCAAGCAACGGCATCACTGTTTCCTTCTCTGTTCATATTCACTCAACAGCCGCGCACGCTTTTCATCTTCTTCAAGCCTCTTGGCTTCTTTCTCTAGCCTCTTTGCATCAGCCCGATCCAACTGCTTCTGCCGTCTTTCATGCCTGTTTCTGGACGCACCTCTTTCGGCCGGGCCTGATGGTAGATCTTCAATTGCTTCAGTCGGCAGAGCGATAGGCCCATCAAGATACCTGTCCAGAGATTTTTCTCGACCGATCAGATCGTCTTCATTTTCTTGAGGATCTTCTTTAAGCGCTTCTCTGCGGTTTTGCCGCCGTTTCTCCAACGCTGCTTTCTCATCAAACTGGAAATAGGCCGGGGTTGTCTGGATGTAGTCCTGGCCGTCTTTACCCTTGAGCCGAACCACAAGCCGGTATTTCGGCTTCCCTGCCCGGATTTCCGCTTCTGCCTCACTATCCACCACAAAGCCGATATCTTCGCGCTTGATGTCTGTTCCAAAAACTTCGGATGCATCCGAGGCGGCTTGTTCCGCGACCTCTTCAATGCTGCCGCCATGGGCGATGAATTGCGCATAGACTTTTTCAGGCGGAAACCGCATCACGGCCTTGGAACCATTGATTTCAGTCACCCCGTAGAGGCCGGTCGGGCCAACCAGATCCTGTTTCGCCAGATATTGCGACAGCTCCCAATCGCCCGTATCAAGAAAATGCTCGGTGACTGCATCCTTGTAATCACTTTCAATAGAAAGGCGCTGCCCCTCCGTGAAGCCAACATCCGGGTTACCGAAGAAGCCGCCGAACGCACTGGCGACTTCTTTCTTACCCAGAGTCGCGAGGTATCCGGTCTTGCCATTGAGCAGCTTTTCGCGTCGGTCCCGTTCACGCTGGAACTCTGGGGTCAGACGCTGCATATAGCGGGCCGTTGCCTTTTCCGGCGTCATACCAAGATGATTGACATAATAGTCATATTCCCGCCCCGCTTGAGCCAGAGGGGAACCACCATCACGCGCCTTAAGCTCGACTGCGTGATCCTTGGCGATAAAGGCTGCGATCTCCAACCCGTTTCTGACCTTGGAAGCATCATCAGAGACTAGCATTTGGCGCATTTCCGCAATCGCTCCTTTCGGAACAATGCCTTGTTGATCAGCCAGTGAGAGAACGAAGGCCATCGAGGCTTTGCGTGTTTCCTCATCACTGCTGCTCATGCCTCCAGACGCCTTGGTTTGGTATTTGTACAGATCATCAATCGCCTTTTGGTCTTCGCTTAGAAACGGATTAAAACTCTCCGGATTGGTCTTGAGCCGCTCGGCAGTTGCATTAAGAGCAATCTGTTTTTTGGTATCGGCTTTTACGCGCCGGATCAGTGTTGCTTTCTGGTTCTCCGTCATAACCTTGTCAGCGTTGATATCCTCAAGGCTCACCACATCCCCGTTAGCCACCTTCAGATCCAAAGCATTAAATCGCGTAAGTCCTTCCTTTGTCTTCTGGCTGTCAGCAGCAGAAATCGCCTTTTCTGTTAGCTGTCCCCATTGCCCCATGCCGGAGGCTGGATCAGCGAGAACGGGCGCCCCTTCGGCCTTGTGCAAGCCCACACCATCGGTCACGATCTGGCCACCATCACCCGCGCCAACCGCACTGGCTGCGTTCATGGCATTGGCAAATGAGGCATCAGAGATCTTCTGCAGCCCCTCCCAGGTCGTATCATTGCCAGAGCCGCCAAGACCAGCTCGCACCTTGTCATAAGCGCCCGCCTCCAGATCAGCCAACAAGTCTCCACCAGTCCGGGCCTTATAATCCCTTTGAGCGAGCCACCACGCCGCCCGGTCCTGATTTTCAGGGCTGAAGTCTTTCAGGCCAAGCGCCTTGGCTGCCTCATCCCATGTCCCGGCCAAGAACTGATAGCGACCGGCTGCAGAGCTGGTCTTTCCCGCATTGCGCCCACTATCGATAGGAATGGACTTGCGCGGATGATCCCCATAGCCATCAAAGGAACCACCACCATAAAGCGTGTTATAGTCCGCCCCTTCTATGCCAGGAGCGGAGATAACACTCAGCAGCCTTTGCGCTTCACCGGGCAACTCCGTCGCGGTTACTGATCCATTGCCAATCGTGGTGTCCTCTGCATCCCACTGTTTGGCCAATGTCCGTGCGTCTTCCACCCGCCCCGCCAGAGCAAGCCCCTGCAAAGCTTGACCACGCAGCACCTTGCGCACATTCTTCAGGGCTTCTGACTTCTTCCAATCAGGCAAACCTGTCTGGTTGATACTGGAGGCCAAAAGACTCTCGGTCTCTTCATAACTGTCCGGATTTTGCAGAACACCATTTTTGAGGCGATCTGCCATGTCACTGATACCGTCGATATAAAACTGATTGCGGCGGGCAAATTGCTTACGAGACGCTTTCTCTGCCACATCCCCGCGCAACGCTTCCAATTTGGGCGCATAGGCGGCCTGCATGGCTGGCGGCAGGGTATCCAGAAACTTCTTGGACTGTTCCCCGAAGTCTGCCAAACGCTCATCGGCAAACTTGCCACCATCAGAAGGCATCGTTTGTTCTGCCTGCAACATGGACATGTTGAGGTTATTGCCAAGCTTCACAAAGCCCTGTTGAGCCTTGAAGCCCATCAATTTAGCTTGCTGCTTCTCATACAAGGTTGAGAAATCTGCAACCGCATCAACGGCCCGATTGATACCTTGGGCCAACATGGGCGAGTTGCTTATGCGGGGCATTGTGCCTGCACCGGTATCAAGCCTGCGACCGGCATTCACTTTCTGAAGTTTCATGCGTAGGCACCTCCACCCATAAATGTTTGGCTAACCCCTTTGATGATGGGAGAAATGGCACCAAAGACACCACCCGCCATGGCTTGCCTTCCCTGCATACGGCTAACATCCGCTTGCATTTCATAATTCGTGGCGTTCACCTCTGCGCCATAGCGGATCGCCTGCACATCGAGCGCACCTTCAACCGCGTTGTCGGTAATGACATCGGCTGGCGTGCCAACCAAAGCCAAACCATTGGCAAGCGCCGTAGCCCTGTTCTTGCCAAGCGTGCGGGTCAAAGCCTTATCCTGAAGACCAGCCTCATACTCACCCCGGTCACGTTCCATTTGAGCCTGCCGGTCATAAACCGCAGCCTGGGCATTGGCCGACTGCGCGGCCATAGCTCCTTGCATCACCGAAGCCGCAGCCCCGACAATTGCACCAACAATCGCACACATCCTAAAGGTCCACCGTTGTTTTGATTGCCCTGATCCGGCAAGGCAAAGGCTTGTCTGACCAGAAATGAAATGATCCGGTATCGCTCCATCCATCTTGACTGACGGAGAGCAAACCGGTCTGTAAACGCACAGAATTGGAAACCAGTTCGTCGCCTTCCATTGGCGTCAAATCTTCGAATTCACCCGTCTCCATCGCCTCGTCAGGCTCACTTTGGGAGACTTGCAAATCAGCAGTCCGGATCACGTCCATACCGATCTGCTGAACATGCTTTCTTTCTCCCATGGATGTCCCGTCTGGCCGACCATCCACAATCTGCAAGGTCTTGCCATGGGCGCGAAAGGGAAACCCGAAATGGATTTTCGAAGCTGTCTGGTCGTTGGGAAGAGCAAACCTATTTCCGGACACCGTTTGACGCGGCATCACAACGCCATCAGCGAGGATCGCGATTTCCTGCCCGTCGAAGAAATCTGGTAGGTTTGTGACTTCATTGATCGGGTCGCCTTCATAGGTCAATCCACAATCCATGAAGAAGCCATCTTCGACCGTTTGATCTTCAAAAGGCGGATCGAGGATTTCTATCGTCCGGACCTCTTGCCCGTTGAGGGTGCGCACAACTTGCAGCCAGACTTCATCGCCAGTCTTGCCCGGTTTGGTGGCCACGGCCTCAACCTTGCCACCGCCACCAAGCTCAACACCGACAGCGCCCACAATCTGTTGATCCCGTTCATAGGTCAGAGCTACGAAGGAACCGTTTTCCATCCTGATCCAGTCGATAGAGTCTGGAAGCTGTTGGAACGCTTGCTCGGCAATGCCAGAGCGAAAGAAGTGTTCATTGACCACTGTCAGATCCGGAGCAATGAACTTATAGGCGCTGGAATCATAGATATATTCATGCAAGTTCCGCCCATAGAAACCGACATAAAGCAAAGCGTCGCCTACCTGAACCGGCCTTACCGCCCTTGAACCATAAGTGGCTTGTCGCTTCTGGCGGCTATTGGTCGGCCCGAACACCTCGGAACTATCGGAAGGCCCGACAATACGGGCACTCGTAGCCGTACCGATGAGCATTTCCTCCCCTTCGGCAATCCAGTTGATTTCATTGACCTGCCCGGCAAGGATTGAAAGATACATCGCATCATCGGCTGAAAGATCGCCAGCATCGCCGGTATATTTGAGGATTTTGAATGCACCGGATTTGGAATAGGCAATACCTTGCGGGTCCGAGGTCCAGTTGGCAAAGGTGATCCGTTCATTGAAATAGCAGACATGTTGTGGCCAGCTGTCTTCCCCCCACCCGTCTATCTGACTGTCAAAGGTGATAGCAGCAAGGCTCCAATCAACATCACCGTTACGCTTTAGTTCAGCCGGCTTGTGAGCCCCATGGACAAGCGTCAACACGTCGCTCGATTGGGTATAGTCAAACGCGCTCAACTGATCTTGGGTGAAGCTGTTGGCTATTTCATAGGCCCCCGATCCATCAGTGGCCTGCAACTGTGCCTTCTCCGAATAGAAACGAATGAAGTCGGTTCCAAACTCCAGCATGTAATGCTGTTTCATCGAAAAGACGAAAGGCACCAGCCGACATGGTGCATTCTGGTTTCTGGCCAGATCGATAAAGCGCGTTCCGGATCGCTTATAGATCCCGCCATGCCGCATCAGGAGATAGTTCCGGCAGATCTCCAGCCCTTTTCGAAACTGCTCCAGATCAGATCTGGAATGCAAATAGGGAGATATCTCTCCTTGCGACATCGTGACTTGAGGAAACTTGACCGTCATCAGTAGAGCGCCTCCAGGGGCGTGTTCTGCTGATCTTCAAGCGCGGTGTTCTTCTCGAATGCGTCATCAAAGAGCAATTGCATTGTTTGCGCATAAGAGTTCTTGCCCGTCACTTTATGCGCCATGCCAAGAGCCAGATAAGGCACCAGGCAGTTGATGAAAAATTGGCTGAACTTCGCCGGATCATCCAGCCGCTTGATGTACCGAAACTTCAACGGCCCGGCATGGTTGGTCAGGACTTCATCACCTTCATACTCGACCACAATTTCCGTACTGTCATCACCGTAAATAGGAATGCCAGAAAGGAAGTCTTCAGGCAGACGATAGGCATAGTCCCAACCGAAAGCCGGTTTCTCGGCAGCTTCCGGCAAGAGCACGCGCGAGCGGGCACAGTTCCAGGGATAAAGGCTCAACAGCTCATTGCGATAGTGCGCATAGTTGGTCTTGAACCATCGCGCATTGCTATTGCCGGTCTGATCGAAGTCAGCAATCGTTTTTTCATTGAGATGACCCAAAGCCAGATTGGCGATGGCCGTATCCGTGTACCCGCTCGCCATGGCTTATTCGCCCCCTTCAAGCAGGGCTTTGGCTTCGGTGATCCAGTCATCATCAATCGAAAGAGCTTCGATCTGTTCCGGGCTGGCACTGGCAAGAGCCGCCAGATCGGCAATGCCACCTTCCATAAGCTTGGTTGCCTTGGCAGGGCCAATGCCGTTGATGCTGGTTAGATCAGACGTAACCGGCAATGGTTCGATATCTCCGGCCAACTCGATTTCAGCCATAACGAGAGCGAACGCTTTGCGGGCTTGCGCGATGTCGTCACCATTCAGCGTAGGATTCTCCATGATCTGCTCAAGCGTCACGGCAGCATTCAGAGCCTCGGACGGTAGCGCTCCGTTTTCTCCAACGCTGTCATAGGCTGCCTTCAGTTCCTTACCGGCCAAAGCAGCCTGTTCTTCACGCGCTTCATCGCGCTTTCTTGCCGCCAGAGCCTTGCGGCGGCGGGCCTGATGGGCTGTTGCACTCATCTACATGTCTCCAGATACGACAAAGGCCGCTCAGAGGCGGCCATTTGTCGGGTTATGATTAAGAGGAAGTCGCGGCTTAGGCAGCGATCTTGTGCTTCAGAGCAACCATGCGGATGTTCTTTGGCTCATACACACGATTCCAGTTGGCACCGTCCGCAATCTGCGCGTCGGTCGGGCTGGTATCGTTGTCAGGAACATTGGTTTCAGTCCAGGCGACACCACGCGGATGCATCACAAAGTGACTGCGGCTGATCAGCAGATCATCGCCCGCGAGTTTGTCACGATCAGTCTCAAGGGCCTCGTCATCTTCAAGAGAGCGTTCCTGATACCCAAAGGCCCCTTCACCAAAGAGCAGCGAGGTATAGACACCACCAACCGGCTGAAGCGCATCGGTGACGATCACGCGTTTGCCCATATAGACAGGCACCCGATCCGTCTTACCTTCAACCGTCTCATATTCAATGGCCTTGTCCTTGGCCAACTTGGCTTCAACAGCCGAGTGCATCAGATAGCCAGTGACATTGCTTTTCTGGTCGCCCAGCTTCTGACCGGCATCAACGCTTGATGCAAAGTCAATAAGCGCCGCACCACCCGCAAGAGCGGTGATATCGTGGGTCAGCACTGCCATAGAAGCGGCTGCAAAAATCCCCTTGATGGTCTGCACAAGGATATTCTGGCGCTGGTCAACCCAATATCCAGCCACTTCCGTTGCAATCGCTTTCATAGGATCATCACCGGCCAGATATTTGGACAGGTCGTTGGATGACCAGGCATCACCCAGCATATGCAGGCGAGCCATATCCTTACCAGCACCGATCTTGCGCGGGACAAGCGGATCATTGTCAGAAAGGCGCTGCGCGCTCAACCCGCTGTTACGCAGGTTCAACCAGAACGGCATCTTGAAGAGGAAGCCGCCACCGGACAGATTGAGCCCGTCAATCCCGTTTGACACGATACCACTGGCAATCAGGGTATCGAGTTTAACCGACTGTTCCAGAACGTAAGGATTGAAAACCTCCGGAACGATCACATCACTAATTTTCACCTTCGCCATAACTTTTATCTCCCGTTACTGACGTTGTTGCGGTTGGTTTGCGGCTTTACGCTTATTTGCGTTTGGCCTTGGCGGCGGCTTTCAATCGTTCCGCCTTTTCAGGGTTTGCCTTGTAAATCTCACCCTGTTTGGTGAGGTTGAACGTGTCGGCATCCCATGGATTTTCATCTGTCTGGTTGTCGCCGTCCAAATCTCCATCTTCCGAGTAGAGTGTTTGACCAATACCCGCGAGCGCCTGGGCAAAGTGCGGCATCAGAACCGCGCCATCTTCGGAAAACACACCGTTGCTCTTGAACTCTTCCATGAGCTTGCCGTCCGGCACCATCTTGCTCAGTGCCCGATTGGCTAGAGCCAAATTTTTGTTATAGCTCTCGCTTCCTTCCTTGCCCCATGCTTTGACAAGAGCATCATGGGAAGCTTCAGCCTTGGCTGTCTTTTCAGCCTCAGCCTGCTTCTGCCCTTCCAGAAAGGCATTGGCTTGAGTGCCGACCGCTTCCATCTGGAAGTCATGTAGGGCTTGCGCCTGGGCAGGTGTTAAGCCGATCTCCTTGGCCTTTGCCTTGAAGGACGTGGCCAGATTTTCATCATACTGGACATTCTCCGGCATCTTCTCAGGCAACGAGAACTGATAGCCGTCTTCTGTATCCGGCACCCCGAGCGCTTTGGCAAAGGCGGCGCGGTCTTCATCGCTCGCATCCTCACCCGGCACCTTGATCATACCTTCAAGGCCCGCCCGCTGAACCTGATAGGCTTTCACAGCATCGTCGGCGCTATTCCATCCCTGCTCTTTGGCAAAGTCGGCAAAGCCTTCTCCGGTCAAACTGGATGCAAAGGCATTTTCTTCTCCCGCACCACCAGCGCCCGCAGAATCCCCGCCGCCAGCACCTTCGTCTTCAGGCGCAAAAGCAATCAAACCACCGCGAATAAGGCTCATAAGTCCTTGGTTCATTTTCAAACTCCTTCTTCTGCCCTGGCCTCTTCAAGAGCAGCCTGTGAAAGGGCGATCCGTTCGCCCCGCGTCATCGTCAAAAAGGAAAAGGCCCGCCCGAAGACAGACCTTTTTCCCTCATTAAATTGTGCTTCCGCATTATCGGGCGGATGATCGCAATAGCGATCCCACCCGCTGAAATTGGCTAGATCCGCCATGATGATTTCAAAATCATCCTTGCTGGCCTTGCCTTCACTAAAGCGCATCCAGGCTTCAACCAGCCTCTTCTTGGCTTGCAGTACGGCCCGGTCTTTACTGGCTCTGTTCCATAAGCGCATTCAACTGCTCCACTGCCGGTACACCTTTATTCGCAACGTCCGCCGCTTGCCCGGCCATTTCGAGACCGGCTTGCATCTGCTGCATTTGAGCCATCTGCTCCTTCTGCTGACGTTGAGCTTCCATTTCCTCTTCGCTGTAGAAGATTTTGCGGGAAGCCCCACGCACATCAGCAACCAGATCACCCACTTCGTCTTCATTAATCCGCTCAAGCAGCTTGGTCTTTCCTGCCTGGGCGAATTTCAAAGCTGTATCGACCACATCATTGGCCCCGATCAGTTCCTCTGTCCGGCGCAAGCGGTCCATCGGAGAGGTTGAGGACGCCCGAATATCGTGGTCATAGATGCTGTCTGGCGCTTCCAGAGCGGAGCCGGGATTAAACGCCTCCTTGCGCTCCAGAATTTCAAGCTCGCGATCCACCTGAAGCGAAGACGACTGCTGGAAGCTTGTGCCGACCGGCCCGAGAAGGTCGCCCTTTTCCTGGGCCCTTTGCAAAACCTCTGTCGCGGTCATCTGGGAATTATCGACCAGGATCTGAAACAGGTTGATATAGTGCATGTCCTGTATCTGGCGGCGCTTTGCCTCCTGAATGGACAGCATGAAACTCAATGCCTGCCCGTTGCTCTCCAACATTGGTTTTGCAAAAAGCGCCCCTGATGGATCAAGATAGCCCTTGTTATTGGCCCCCGGCGCAAAGTTGGGCGCACGCAAAGGGGCCTGCTTGCCATTCACTTTCCCGGCGACCGTGGCGATAGGTGGCTTGCCCTGCTGCGAAACACCACGAGCCACATCTTCTTCAATGATCTGGGAACGCACGATCTCTCGCATGGCCAGCATGACGGGGCTTTCCCCATAAGGACTGTCTGCCCGTCTCACCCAACGATGCACAACATAAGGGAAGGTGAAATAGCCGCTTTCCTTGACAAGCTTCTTTTCACTAACCTCAACCCAGTAGGAGGCAACAGCACTGTCCCGATTGCTTGAAGCAGAGCTGCCAGCTTCTGCCCTTGGCATGGCGGCATGGATAAACTGGAATGACGTGTCTTTGTGCCGTGGATCATTGGCAGCATCGAGCAACTTGGACGAGACATGCTTCTCCCCGAACTTCTGGACCGCCTGTCGCGCCTTGTAATTGACCAGCCTGTAATTGGTATCGTGAATGCCTTGTGCATTCTGCCCAAGGAAACACTCAGCTAGGGGCGCATAGCTGTATTTGAACGGCATCTGCGCTTCACGCGTATGCGCATCCCCGAAGCTTTCTTCCAGAAAGATGACGCCGGTTCCAAGCCCGCATGCAGCCTTGACCGCCATTTCATTGACCGAGGCAAAACCAGCCCTTGGCGTATAGCGCACCGCAAACAGATAGTCGGTCACACGACTGCACCAATCTTCTGCAGCTTCATCCAGATCCGGAGCCAGTGGGTCAACAGATCCCAATCCATGCCACTTGGATGACTGCGGCATTGTCAGGCTCAGAATGCCCGCCGCCAGACGTTCAATCGAATAGATCGCAGTGCCATCAAGCAGCTTCGTTCCGGGCCGTTTCGAGCGCGGCCCTTGGGTCAGAACGCTTTCCGCACTGCCAAGCCGGTTCATACCGGTCACACCCTTTTCATAGGGCAAAGCAAACCGGATGACAGCATCCCATTCACTTTCCCAGGGCAACCGGTCAGAAGCCAATTGCGTTTGGCGATCAAGAATGTCTTGAACAAGTCCCATTTCCTAGGCTCCTGCCTGTCCCAATTTGGTGACTTTCAAATTCTTCCCATAGTCAGAAGCGCCGGACATGCTTGTAAGGATCGTTGAACGGCGCCCCTGTTGCTCCCGCGTCTTGCGCTCCTCTTCTGCCTTGCGTTTCTTGACTTCTTCATCATCCTCAGAAGGAGTTGAGGGCGCTGGCTGTACCTTGGGTGTGGACATAAAGCACATGGTCTATTCCTCGTTGATCCACGCATAGCGATAGAATGTTTCTCCGCCCAAGCCCAAAGAGGGCATGACGGCTTCTCTGTGAGCGCCCAGGCGCACGAGCCATTTATGGGCGCTGGAGTGGGTGGAAAGTGCATCGGCATGAATGCGGGCGATCCCGCTGGCAACACAGGCAGGCTTGACCACATCAAGCATGTAACGGGTTGCGTCGGGAAAGGCGCGGAGCTTGTGCGATGTGCCCCAAGCCCATGCCAAACCAAGCCGAGAATGGAAGAGGCCGACACCGAACGCCAACACCGGTTGACCATCCAGCCAGGCCACATAACGCCACAAGGGCGAGCCCTGATAAGCCATCTCGGCAATCAAGCGATTGTCCGGTTTGTCCATCTGGCAATAGATTTCGGCCTTGTCCTCATCACTCAGATTAGCAGCAACAAAGCTTAGATCGCGCCGTGTGGCCGGTTTGATGACAACACGGTTCATTCTGCAGGTTCCCTGATCAGATCGCTCATCTCATCAGACAGGACTTTCAGCGCACCAAGCATGGCATATCCGCCCTGAGACCCCGCCCGCCATCGACTGCATTTATCTTCCGCGTGATAAGCGATGCAGGCAAAGCCTTGGAGATCACCAGAACGGGCGCAAGAAAGAAGTCCCTCAAGCCGATCAATCACATCTTGCTGCACTTGTCCGGCCAAGGGGACAGGCCCGCCGTTGAGAGAAACCACCTTTTCTTCACTCATAGCCCTACCCCCAACCACAAAAGAAAACCAAAGGGAACCACGGTCAGAATGACACTCACCCACATCAGGCTCACTTCATTGAGCATGTCCGCGAAGTAGGCTGCAGCCACCGCAAGGATGGACACCAGCGCCACCAGAAAATACCGGTGATCAACCGTCACGGCCAAAGCCAGAAAAAGCAAAAGGCCCATCAAATTGATGAGCCTTCCATTCGAAGCGGCACTATAGGCGGCCGCCAATTCGTGCAAATCTTGTTTGTTCATTGCCTATCCAACATCTCCCAGGGCGCTCCATTCGTCCTCTTGTTCATCCATCAAAGGCTTGAGCATGCGATACTGTGCAGCATCCCGTAGATCCCAAGCCATGATCACGGCGTCGGCTTCATCGGTAGAAGATCCGAGACGCTTTCTGGCCTCGTCCTTCTCTTCAATCTGGATGAGCCCTTCATTGGAAGAGCCACCCGATTTAACCATCCAGTGAACCGCTGTCAGTTCAGCAAAAAGCTTCTTGCTCGGAGGCAAAGCAATCTTGTGCTCTCCGTTCGGGTCCAATGCCTCACGGAAGCGCCACCAGAGCCGCGCACGCTCGTTTTTAAACCCTAATGACCAGTTAGACTGCTTCTCTTGCGTTCCCTTTGAGAACACCACGGAGTAGGCCGCAATCTGGTTGTTGGTTTCAAGGTGATCCCGCGCCGAGTTGCCCCAACCGCCCGTACAGTCAATTCCAATATCAGCCCCGTCCCGTCTCTCTTTCAGGATCAGAGCCGCAACAATCGGGCCATTCTTGGTATCAATGCCGCGCTCCGTAGTCAGGCGTGCAAAGCATTCGTTGTACAGCGGTGCCAGCGTTGTCTTGTCGCCGCCCCCTTGCGCCACATCCACCCCCATTGCCCACATGCGACCTTTGAGGTGCGGGTGGTCTTCACTCCAACGCTCTTGCGCCAGCCGTACCCATTCAGACGGGATAACCTGCCAGGCATGATCCTTGCGGGCCAACATGAAGTTGCCTGTCTTGAGCGCCGTGCGAAGAGGCTCTGGCAGCTGGTCTAGCTGACTTCCGTAATCGGTATCGCGCAAGTAGGCATTGTCCGCCAGAGAGGCAGGAACGAAGGTGCGAGACTTAGGCGTTCTTACCTCTCCCTCAATCTCGACCGGTTCTGGTCCATCCACCCATACCGAATGCATCTCTTCTTCATCACCAACGAACACAGCCCAAAGCAGCTGTCCGGGCTTGGCAGGATAAAGCGGATGCATCGGATCGAGCCAAGGCCCGAACCATTCGATCAGATGATCACCATCACCAGAGAGCGGAGGGTTAGAAGCAATCACCACACGGCAGCGCTGATCAGGATCGACCGAGCGAACCCACCCCATCAGGAAGATCTGTTTTTTTGCCTGCTGCTGCGCTCCTTCATCAAAGCCTAGAAAGTCCTTTGGTTGGCCTTGATGGCCCTTCTCTGCTCCCGGTTTCTCCAGGTAACCAAACTGAATGCGTTGCTCTCCATCCTTCCAGACATGATCCGAATAGTTCATCCGGCCACGATCACCGACAATCTCGGCCAAGCGCTCTTCCATCGACTTCGCATCAGAGAGCTTTTGACGGAATATCGCTGACTTCCTGTGCTCGTTGACTGCCAAGCCGAGCAGCAGATCCGAATTGTGCGTCACCAAGTAGTGCTCAGTGATGAACAGAGAGTTCGGATGTTCAACAGCAATGCAGACCGTCGCAGCAAAGCCACAAGGTTCAATGCTCTCCAGTGTGAGCCCCATTGACTGGTAGCTCTTGCCTTTCACGCGAACTTTCTTACGCGGCAAATAAAAAACCCGCTCAGAGGCGGGCATCTTGATCCGGAGCGTGTAGGCTTTCTGCCCTTGCCGCCTTTCGCCTCGATAGGTGAAAGGCGGGTCCTTCTCCCGTAAAGTGACAATCGCACCAAGGGAGCGAGCCAACTCGCGAACATCATCCCGAAGCCGTTCGGAAACCGTGCAGTAATAGACGTCCCCATCTTCTTCAGCCCATCCATCGGTATCCATCAGACCTTGCATCAAAGCAAAGCGTTCTTCCACCGTCCCCAACAGATAAATCCGGGGAATGAACTTATCTTCAGACCGACACCCAAGCAGTCCTAGATCAGCCAGGCCATCATGAGCAAAGGCATTCGGAATGCGATAACTGATCGCCTTGTCTTCTTCTCCATACTCCCCAAGTTTGCATCCAAGCTCATTGGCAACACGCTCAGCGATTTCAGGGTCGGGCACCGTGAAGCGAGCAACACCAGTGCTCAAGCTTCCATCACCGATCAGCACGCCCAACACATACGGCGGCAAAGTGCGACGAACGAACTTGCCCTGTCCTTTAAGGCTTCCAGCAACATTGAAACGGACTGGCGCTGAAATCACAGGGATCTTTAGCCGTGCCCTTCCCTTGCTGTAATGCTCGAAGATCGCCGAAGTGGCCCACTTCTTGGCCCCGTCTTCCCCGCAAGTCAGAGCATTCCCGATCTTGCGGCTTTTTCGGCTGGCCCAGGCAAGCCAGATGTGATCCGCATCGCAGACGATTTCCGAACCATCAGAAAAGGCCAACCGATAGACCGGCTGCTTCCCACGCTCGAACTTGCCAATCACTCGGGTGACAGTGCCATCGGTTGCACACACCGCGCTGCCAATCTTCAGCTTTCCAATTGCCTTCCAACCAAAGGGCGTGAGAACCGGTGTTTCGGGCCTCAGTCCCTTACCGCCCCCTGCCTCGCCTCCATACAGCATCAAGTCTGCCTGAGAATAATAGCCCTCAGTCTGCGGCCCCTCTTGTGGCTTCCAGAGGCGATTGAACAAAGGCCCCAAGGTAGCTTCCAAATCTGCACGCTGTTGCCCGGAGAGGTTTTCAATCCACTCCGTCAGTGCTGCGTCATTGTCAAAGCTCATTTGTCTTTCTTGGCCTTGCTTTGCGCCATCAACTCAATGATAGCCGCTTTGATTTCTTCAGTAGACCGAGGCTTGGCCGTTGCGCCTTCCTCGTCAGCGTCTTTCACCAGCACCATTTGTGCAGGAACCCCGTATTTCTTGGGCTTCAGCTTGGCAGCTTCCCATTGGCGAGCCTCAATCCGAAGCTTGGAGCGCGTCACATGCTCATGATCAACAACCGTGATCACATCCCCGCTTTTGGTCTTGCGTTCCATCCAGTCATTGGAACCATCGTCTGCAATGTCGATGATCTCATCAAGCCGCGTCTCTAGACGAATATCACAAGCAAGCGTGTATTCCTTCTGCTTCTCGGGATCTTTGGCCAATGCCTTGTAAACAGTTGCCGCCTTTGGCATACCCTCTCTCTTGCAGATGCTATTGAGACTCTGGCCTTCCATAATCTCCGCCAAAATCTCCTGCCACTTGGCCTTTGAAAGAACATAGGGCTGTCGAGGCTTTTTCGATTTGTTTTTCTTTACCGTCATAGTCCCGATTTACCGCTCAAAACTCAAACTCACAGCACAAGCAGAACTACTAATTTGCCACCAAGGCACGAACGGCGGCGTCCTTTGCTTCCAGCAATTTACGCAACGCTGTTATGCGTTCTGGATTGCGTGGCAACTCATCGATGACCCGTTCAGCAGTCTCGCGAAATGGTTTGCGAACTGCCCGTAACTGCTCCGGCAAATGTGAATAGCAAGAAAACTGCATGATATGTTCTTCATGGTTGTTCATTATTCTCTCCATAAAAAAAGGCCCGATCCTTAGATCGAGCCCTAGTAAAGGTGGCAATATCAGAGCCTGTCGCGATTTTAAAATTATTCAGCACCGCCCTACTAGACCGACGACTGAACAAAAGGTGTGGTAGTTCCTCATCCTACCTAAACGACATGAAGCAATGGCTCCAAGCGCTCCGAGAGATACCAATCCTCCGATTCACCAACCGCGACCTTTATGATAATACCGAGACCGGCATCCTGCACCTCAACTATAGTACCGACCCCATCAAGAAATTCGTTCGAGTTCTCAAAATCGCGAATACGAACTTTATTTCCTATTTTTAGTCGTCGCAGAGCCATCGTAGTAAAGCCTTATCTGTTCAACACCAGTCGTGCCTCACCCAGTTAACTCAGATAAATACCAATGACTGTCTAGTTCACTGAATTACCAGCTCAAAGCCTGATCAAGATCTGGTGGCGGCACTCAACACGAGTATTCCATTGATATGTAGATGATGCCTAAAGTAAGGCAATTGAACCCACTGCGGCTTTTTCGCGCGTGTGCGCGATAGCTATCAACTTTTGCACCAGGACCGTCGACTTTACTCTGCGAATCTGCCCTACTCTCGCTCCCCACATATGGAGAACAAAATGAGAGATAAAACTAACACTGCGAAATCCTCAAAAGAGGAGGTCGCATATAAACTTGCGCAGCAAATTTTCAGTTTTGAAGCAGCAAATAATGTTGCTCCCAAAGGGGATGGCAAGGCGTTTAGAGAGTATTATCTCGATCTATATGCAGAATGCCTAGTGGCAACGGGAGGTTCTACCCGAAGAAAAACCTAACCTCTTACAAACTTTTCAATCGCTGTTGGACACTGAACCAGCTTGTCTTTTGACAAAGGAGTTTCTTTTGTAGCAGCGATTGCCAATTCAACGGCCCGTTCTATTCGATCCATCAGTTCTTTTTGAGTGTCCTTTTTTTTAATTTCCTTGAGAGCCATTGTTTACTCCGCATTGAAAAGCAGACGAATGTCACCGGCCAGCACTGGCCGATGGCGAACACCGGTGCAAGGCCTTCCTGTCTGCTCGCCAATCCGGAGCAAGAATTAAGAAACCCGGCAACCGTTTCCGGCTCCGGGCGAAACTTATTCTCTTAACCTACATCACCAAAGGCTGTGGAGCTTAGGGCCGTATTAAAAATTGCTTTGCAAATAAACTCTACCATTTAGTGCAAATCAACTCTTTAGGTGCCCTATGATTTTTGACTCCTTACATCCAGAAGTACGGGACGCATATATCAACTTGCTTCTCATTCCCACACCAATCATTTTCGCTTTGGTGACCGTGCGCATTTTCTTTAACAAATCTCCCGTTTTGAGCTTCACTAACATTCTGTTCTATCTTTTCCTTCCCGCGTACATCGGGACGTGGCTGGCCTTGTCGACCTGCTATTCTCACGAGGGCTTTTGCTCCATAGTTGGAACCAGTCTGTTCGCCCTATTCAAACCTGCTGCTTTTCTCGATTTGCTTCTAAGGGCATTCTTTCCGCCCCTTGCATACGTTATTGCCGCACCAGTGGGATGGCTGTTCGGAGCTTTCTTGCGCTTGTTCAAAAAATCTCCATCGGTTTCTCTAGAACGGCAAAGACGGGTTTTGGGCCGTTAGGCACTCAAAGAACGAACATCAAAAAGCCCGGTGACTGTCACCAGTTCCGGGCGCATTTCTTGATTGTGCCTAAAGGGTGAACCTTGAGTGCCACTCAGGTCAATGATTGCTGATATGGGCCTGTGAATTTCACCAAATCATTCATGATGCCCAAACTACTGAGAATCTTTTCCAATTTCCTTGGCTTTAAAATGTGTCGCGTTTTTTACTCTAGAACTGGGCGACAAGAAAAACCCTAGCGTGTAAAATATCATAGAAGGGAGTTTCCTCATGTCGAACAACGATGACTCATGGTTTAAGGTTTCCACCTTGATTAATCGGGCGCTCTTGCTAACCGGAGAGCGAGAAGAAGGGGCTGTGCTTAGATATCTCCTGGAGAATGCTCATCAAGAAGCAGAGGCACTTAGAAAACGAATTGATATCAAAAAAATCCGTTGTCATTGATCTATCGCTTTAGAAGGACAGCCCAAACTCCACAGCTACGCAATTCAACCCAAGCTGCAGCGTCCGACTTGCATAGGCCTTGGCCTCCCGGCTCACGCCCCCATTCTTGAGCTCTTCTGCCGAGACAACAAAATCAAGAGCTACCACCGTGAGAGCTTCCCCGAAGCCAGCCACGCGCCTGACTACACTCCAGCCCTCTCTTCCCATCTCGATCTCTACAGCTTTCTGGGCCCGCTTCAGAACCTCACCCGCCTCGAGTATATAAACCGTGGCATCTCCCGCCTTACCACCATCGACACGGATCCTCTCCGGGTCAATCGATCCAACACTTTGGTTCATTCCCTCAACGGCTTTACGCACCAGATGAGCTGCCTTGTGCTGCATGTCATCAAGTCGCCCGCGAGCAAACAAGTTTTCAATTGGATCAATCACACGCCTGGTCGCTCTTTCCATGTCCCCGTTGCCGTAGGGGTTCTCGACCATTACACGCTTGAGCGATTTCTCACCCGCAAGCCTGGTGTCGGTTTCAGTCTTGATTTTCCGGGATGGTTGACGTGTCGCCCGTGCCCTTGCCGCCCTATTCTCGGCCTCTGCCCAATCAGTCATTTCACGACAACCTTTCTGGACCATGGAAACGTTTTGACAGCATCATCCGGCGCCTTGAAGGCATTCAAAACGCGGTCAGCGTGCAGTTTTAGGTGGTAGGGGGAAATCTTGATCCGGTGAGCGATAACGCGCAGGGGCACATCAGAGGCCATCATTCGGAAGATATCGGCATCAAAGTTGCCGTGTCTAAGCGCTCTCATGCGCTCGTTGTAAATTTCTTTTGTCTGACGTTTTGTTGTTGTCATGTCCCAAGCCTCGTTCATGCAGGTCTTGGGTGTGCTGGCTTCCGCATTCTTCCGGGCGGGCTTTTTGCCTCTTCCCGATGGGCTAGATAACGCTGGGCACGCCGCTAGCCTGCCAGTTTGTTATCATCCACTTTCTTCTGAGGCCAGCGTGTTCGCTGGTAACAACCCAATTTCCTGTGATCTTTGTTGAAGCTTGCAAAGATCGCGCCTCCTTTTGCCCGGCTCCAAGCGGCCCACTCCGGCGATCCCTTTTCAATAAAAACGAATTGGCCTTGATTGGATTTCTGAGCAGCTTGCTCGTAACTCTGCCAGCGTTTGTTCCGCAAATAGGTTTTCAAATAAACCTTCGGATTGTCCTTCTGGAAGGCTTTGGCGTGCGCCACTGCAAAGCATTTCTCGGGATAGTCCAGGTTTGCCCATGGTCGCTTGGTTTGCTCGAAGCTATCGCCCAAACGCAATTCCCATTTTTCACAAAGCTCTTTCCAGTTTTTGTCAGCCAGCGCAGCGACACCCCCCGCCTTGGGGGGTAGGGGGGAAGTAATTGACGGTTTAAATGACGGTTCATTATGGGGGGTCACCATTGAACCCCTCCCCGGTTCACCTGTGAACCCCTCCCCCGGTTCATTTTGAACCCCTCCCCCCTCTGTTTGTTCTTCAGATGTTCTAGAGGGGTTCATTCTGGCCCCCTCTACATCTTGTGCATATACATCGGGGTTATGGCCTACATTTACCCAGTAGTAATTGGTCGCACTAGCACCATTTTCGCGCTCGCGATGTTCTACGGAAAGCAAATTGAGGTCAGAGAGCTCCTTGATAGCCCTCTTTACAGTGCTACGTGAGGTACTAGCTTTTGACGCAATGGTGTCAAGCTTTGGCCAGCAGAAGCCGTCATCATCGGCACTATCTGCCAGAGCCATCAGAACTAGCTTGGTCATGCCCTTCACGCACTGGAGTTCCCAAGCCCATGTGGAGACCTTGACACTCATTGGCACCACCATTTCTCGCCATCAGGCCACCGCCTGGCAAGACCATTCTCGATAAGCCATTCACCTGCATCCACGCCACCGATAGATACTTTCACGAGGACACGCCCATAGTATCCCCGTCCATAGGTGGTCAACTGCATTTCTCCGCGTCCGAGAAAGCCACGTAGTGCCTCAGTGGCCTTCTTAGCTAGCCTACGTTCATTGCGACATTTTCCCCGCACTTCCGGAGTATCTACGTCCTTCAGGCGATATTTCACGCCACCGAGCCAGAAAGTGTCACCATCAACAACGCAAGTGACGCGCTTGCCGGATCCACAAACAGGCATAGCCACCGATGATGTCGCCACACTGAACGACAGAAGCACGATAGATGTTCTCAGCATTTGGCCCTCCCCTCTACGACCGCCATAGCAACCGCGTCTACAAAACGGCCACACATGTTCGCTGACGGAAAGACCAGGGCTAATAAAACCCGATTACCAAGCCCGCTCTGGACATAGCTCATCAACAGTATCGAACGATGTGCCTTCTCTATTCGGGGTTCAGGACAAGACAGCCAACGTTCACAAGCATCTGAAAGGCTCTTGCAGAGAACATATTCCCTATGGCTGGTCTCTTGACGAAATGGCCTCTCACCTATCATTTTTCTCGCCTCCCATTCTCCAATCATGGATCTTCCTGAAGAGTGCTATTGCTGCATCTCCAAGGGGCAGTATGTCTCCTAGGTGATGAGTGTAGACCGATCCAACATCAACGCCTGCTTCTGCATCAATTAGCTCTTGGCATGCGTCGAGAAAATGCTGGTTGTTGATCAAGCCAATCTCATTGGCCCTGATGACAAGTCCTGGATAATAGACCTTCATTGAAACCACCCCCGCACAGGAGACAACGTTACATGGTTGTTCAGATTCTTACCGACCGAATAAGCAATCTGTGGGCGCCCTTTCGAGTCGTGTTTGCGCTCTATGCTCCAATTAATGCCCATGGAACGTGGATAGCGCAAGGAAGGGGAATGCTTGGCCTTTTCCATCATCTCGCCTCCTGCATGCGTTTGATATTGACGTTGGCCATAACCTCGGCTTCTGCAGCAATGTCCTTTGCGTCAGCAGCTGCCTTCTTGATGTCGCGCCACTCTTCCAAGGTGAGAACACCGTCCGCTTCTGCTTCCAATACCGTTTCGTGAAACTTGGCGCTTTCCTTGACGCTCTTCCGGCACATCGTGAGCAAGGTCTCTCCCTGCCCTGCCTTCCTTTTCACCAGGTCATAGCCATGAACATCGGCAAGCCATGCCGCGAAATGCGGAAAGCCAAGGATCACTTCCATTTCCATCACGATATCAAGCGGCACGATTGCGGGATCTGTTGCATCCTCATACCTCCGCAACTGCATATTCGAAACGCGCGTCACTTTCTCCAGGGCCACGCGCCCTCTATGCGATCCATGGCGCAAGGTCTTCATAAAGCGCGAAGTCATGAGAGAAATGTCTTGCAGGTCTTCCAGCGCTATGAGCCTTTGGCTCCCATCCGGGTTGATAATTGCCGTCATATCCAACCGTCACTTTCTGCCAGAAAGCAGCCGGTGACTGGCTGTTTCTGGCGTGGGATAAAAAACTCAGGCCGTAAAGGCCTGAGAGTTGGAGGGGCTGAGTGAATTGCGGAAGCCAGCACACCTCAAATTCATTGCCCGACTGGCTATATGGGTTGGGGGAAAAAGCCAGTCGGGCTGACGGAATCTTCCAGATCCGCCGCAAACAAATGAAAAGCGGTCAGGAGGAAACCCGCCTTTCAAATGGAGCTGAGCAAACGAACTGCTCATGCTCTGAAAATCGTTGATGACTATGCAGCTGGCGCTTTGTCCTCTTCCGCCACCGATGGTCGCGGAATATTAGAAGGCCATTCGACATTGGCGGGCCAGTGCTCATCAAAGTACAAAAGAGCAGACTGGTAGCGCGCGGTAACGAGATCGCGCCCGTTGCGCAGCGCATCGATCTTGCGTGCATCTTTGAAAAGTCGATTTGACAGCGTTGCGACAGAAATAGAATTCTGTCTGCAAAATGCATCGGCTAGTGAAACTATGTGGTCAGTCATCATCATGGGAAAAGCATAAGTGTTAATTAACACCATTACAAGCGTTTTTTAACGACAACATCAATTGACCAATATGGTGTATTATCACACTATGAACGAAACACTTGCGGACCGAATCCGCGCGCGACTTGAAGAGCTTGATCTATCGATCACGGCAGCAGCCGAGCGCGTCGGAAAAAAGAAAGACCTTTTCTACAATTACCTTCGCGGTCAATCAAAAGAACCGCGCAGGTCTACGCTTACGTTAATGGCAAAAGCGTTAGAAACGTCTCCTGATTGGCTACTTAGTGGCACAGGCCCAAAGGAAGCCACCGACCGCGTGCTTCCTTCAGATCATGATCATTTTTATGAGGAGCAAATTACCTTGCCCCGCATGGGAAAGGTGGCAGCAGGTTTGTGGAGAGAATTTTCCAACACACAAATTGAGCCAGGTGAAGACAGGTCCGTGCTTTCCCCTCACCCAGCCTATCCTCTTAATGTTCAATTCACTGTGCTAGTAGACGGCAACTCGATCAACAAGCGATATCCTCATGGGTCTGAACTTCTTTGTGTTGATATGGCTTCATACGGCATGACCGTAGAAGAGCTGAAAAACAACGATCTTGTTATCATTGAGCGCCACCGAGAAGATGACGGCACTTTTGAGTACACGGCAAAATACGTGTATTTGAACTTCAAATTAAACCGCGTCGAATTCCACCCTTGGTCAACCGACCCAAATTTCCAAAAGCCTTTAGTCTTGCCTGAGCACTTTCGCAATGCGCCCGACAAAGAGCAGCTCATCCAACTCAAAGAATATGAGAATGTGTTTGTAAAAGCTCTCGTTATTGGCGGCTATGCCCCAGCAAAAGCAAGCGGACCGTTTGAATAGCTGGAACACAGAGCCCTGCACGTCGCGGGGTTCTGAAACAAGTAGCTTTTACTTAGTCTAACCAGAGCTTGTCATCGCTCAGCGGCTAGTACGTCTAGTAATCCAGGTATTAGAGCCCGACAACAGGTATACATACATCCCCCCCCCGACATCCTAATACCCGCAAATTTCTAAAGCCAATTACCCAACGCTTAAGTTCACGAATCAATTTCGATCACCTTGTGTGATCGCCTGCAGAGCTCAAACTAAAATGGAGTTAATTAACACTTTTGCATTGACTGGTGTTATTTAACACCATACACTACCCCTATCGAACGCAACCGATGGGGGTTTAAATGCTTGCCGCAGTCGCTACGGAACAGACAGCTGAAAAGCTTGTTACGAACCGGTCCGAATTCTCCAGAAAGACAAAAGCTGAAGCCTTCCTTCGCGATGGTGGCTGCTGCGTTAAATGTGGCGCCAAGCTACATCCGGAGACGACTGAATATGACCACATCAAACCTTGTGGTCTGGATGGCGACAACTCCCTAGATAACTGCCAGTGCCTCTGCTGTGATTGCCACAAGGGTAAGACCAAGGCCGATGTAAAGACCATCGCCAAGGTCAAACGCATGCACAACAAGCATGTTGGTCTCGAAACACGCCGTAAGCAGAAGATCCCCTCTCGCCCCTTTGCTGGTTCTCGCGCCTCTGGCTGGAAAAAGAAGCTGGATGGCAGCGTAGAGAGGCGCTTGTCATGATCACCATCGAAACAACCGTCACTGGCGGCCAGATCGCACAGGACATGCTCAGCGATGAGGAAGAGTTCTTCTACTTCCTTGAAGCGATGGGAACGCATGCTTCAGACAGCTTCATTGGAAGCCTGTCTGACTATGCCGGCTCAACTGAAGCCGAGAGCATCACCACCCTTTGCGAAAAGATCATAGGCGCCCTCAGGGACGAATAACCCATTCCCCGGCAGGGATAATAACCCCAAAGACATGAACAAAGCCCTGCAGCGCAATCCGCGCACTCCCTGCCGGGGCATCCAATCAGGAGACAGGCAATGTATTGCCAAAAGAACAAACCAGCTATCGAGGAAGTCATCGAGATTGTCGTATCCCTACGTCATGTTCCCGCTGCCATCTTCGCAATGAGCGGCCCCTTTGTCTGCCTTCTGTCCCTCTTACTGATCACAGGAGCTATCCAATGAGCAATCCAGGCGGCGTTGCAGCCGATCAATTGAGAGCCTTTGTAGAGCGCATCGAGCGCTTGGAAGAAGAGAAAAAAGCCCTCAACGACGATATCAAAGACGTTTACGCCGAAGCCAAGGGCAACGGGTATGACGTGAAGGTTCTGCGCCAGGTTATTCGCTTGCGCAAGCAAGACAGCAATGAACGGCAGGAAATGGAATCCTTGCTCGATCTCTATCTTCACGCCTTGGGAATGGCTCCAGCCAGCGAATAGCCACTTCCCCGCGGCGAGCATCTCCTCGAATGTTTTGCCGCATCCACGCTCGTCGCGGGGAGCAACCGAATAGTGATCACAGAGAAAAAAGCCATGGAACAAAGACCATATCTCCGATTGTCTGAAGCAAGTAAACAATATGGCTTTTCTATATCGGCCCTTCGCAAGGAGCGCGATAAGGGAAACCTTCTCGTATCCCGCATTGGTGGCATCGATTATACCACGCATAAATCTATTCAAGAGATGTTTGAACAATGCCGCGTCAAGCCAAACCACCACGCCTCCTTCTTAGAAAAAGAAAAGGTAGAGAGCCCGTCTTCGTCATACTCGACCGAGGAAAGGAGGTTAGCACTGGTTTCGGCCCAGAATATCGCTCAGAAGCTGAAAAAGGCCTAGCTTCCTACATCCAGAGCAAATGGTCTCGCCGCAAACACATTGTTCCTGAAGATCTGAGCATAGCCAGAGCATTGACTTACTATGCCGAGGAACACGCGCCAAATACCCAAGCTCCCGAGCGCATAGGATATGCCATCGAGGCGCTGCTATCTTTCTGGGGCAACAAGCAGGTTTCTGACATTTCAAGAAAAACATGTGATGCATACGCCAAAGCCCGAGGCGTTTCAGAAGGAACGATCAGGAAGGAACTTGGCGTTTTAAAAGCAGCTCTTCATTACTGCAAAGACGAAGAGTATCTGGAAAGCATACCTCCTGTAAAAATGCCAGAGCGCCCACCATCTAAGGAAAGATGGCTTACCAGATCAGAAGTCGCCAAGTTGTTATGGACGGCCCGCAGCAACCCCAGACACAGGCATGTAGCTAAATTTATCCTAGTTGCCGTTTACACCGGCACCAGAATGAGCGCGATCCTGAATCTGGAATGGTCGCCATCGGAGACAGCAGGACATATCGACATTGATAATGGCGTTCTTTATCGATCCGGATCTGGTGAAGCACGAACCAAAAAGAAACGCACCCCATCGCGCCTACCGCGTCAGCTTCGCCTGCATGCACGTCTTTGGAAAAAGAACAGCCCGCAATATGTCATCAGCTTTCAGGGAAGAAAAGTTCAGCGCATCAATACCGCTTGGCGTAAAGTGTGCGAACAAGCCGGTATCGAAAATGTGACCCGCCACACGCTCAAGCATACAGCAATCACCTGGGCAATGCAGAACAGAGCAGATCCAACACATGCTGCAGGCTATTTCGCTACGTCGCTAGAGACGATTCAGCGCGTCTATCTTCATCATCATCCTGATTTTCAGCAGTCAGCGGTCAGTGCTTTAGAAGGGAAAAAGCGATAA